TTTAGTTTTTTAATCCACCCTTTGCGACCTGCAACTTCCACAGCATCACAACCATTACGTTTTGCAAATTTTTCTATTCGCTCTTGTATCTCGGTCAACCATTGACCTAAATTTTTTCCTCCTGCGAGAAAGTATCGTAGTATTTTCTTTTGTGGATACTGTGCCATTTCTGTTATAACTGCACACTCCACGCCACCTTGCCAACTTATCCAAAGTTGAAATAAATCTTTTTGTAAATTAGTGTAAACATCATCGATACTGTATGTATCATCCAAAGCTTTTTCTAAAAAAGGTTTGCAATCCTTCCAGACAAAATCAATATCTTTTTTTGGTATATGACAAATCATCCAATAACAGCGTACGCAAAGTTTTGATTGGCATTACTAGAACTCGCATGAGTTAAAGTTGCTGATCCACTTGTGCGTGCTGATACAAACAGATTTTGAAAAGCTGTTGCACCATTAGAAGTAATTGGCATAAATACAATAACACTATCACCACCAATACGAGCATCTGTTAATGTAGTTGTCGTATTAGAAGCAGTTAGTGTTACACTTCCTGTACTATTTATTTTACCATCCATCACATTATTCAAAGTCGTACTGACTAATCGTAAGTGCTGTGCTTGGTCTGGCATTGATAATGGTACATTAAGAAATTGATTAGCCATTACCTTCGACCTTCTGGTCTCGCATCTATATCGACACCTAGCATATTGGTAAAATTACCATTCACACTTATCCGCAAGCGATGATAACGATCCGTTGTACGCAGAGGACAATTACCAGAAGTATTTTGTGTAACTGCTGTACCAACTGAAACTTGATTTGCTTGTGAAGAACGATGAAGTGGGGTTACTGTTATCGTTGTGTTTTCTCCGTTTGCATCAACAATGGGTATAGCATTAATTAATGTACTTCTTTTTCCGTCTGCACCTTCAAACTCTGCTGTATCAACAGTTGCGGATAATGATGCACCTAAGAATTTTCCAAATTTTTTATCTTCATTAAATCCTGCAAGACCAATAACTCCCTCATCATAAAAGAAACTATCAAGTGATCTAGGCAAGCCATCTAATGTGCCAAGTATATCTAAACTCTCTAAAGTATTAAAAGCTTCTTGTGATGCACTAGCAATAAACGTTAAATCCTGTCCACTACCTGTTGACCATTTATCGGTAGCAAAATTATAAATTAATAATTTATTATTAACAAAACCTGTACCTGTTGCACCATCACCACGATACGACCAGACAACAATACTATTGTTTGGATCTATTGCACTTGTAATACCTTCTGGTGCATTTGATGTTATATCTCTAAACAGAAATTCATCAACTTTACCATTTCCAATAGGTGTAAGTTTTTGTCCACCTTCTAATTTATAAAATCCATCTTGTGCTAAGAAAAATATTTGATTACCAAAAGATGCAACAGAACGAGGAGCAAAAGCACCTATGTTATCTGCAATCTTTGAGAATGAAAATATTAATGGAGTACCAATATAATCTGCACGAAAGATTGCTCTTTCCATAAAGATAATTCCAAAACTTTCACCACCAACAATAGCTTGAACTGATCCATGACTTCCAACTATATCTTGAAAACCAGATTGTGTTGTTTGACTTGGAGTCCAAGTTGAACTGTCATTTAATCCAGACCATTTAACTCGTTGGTTATAAACTGTACTAGACTCTGTTGTGTATCCTGCAAAAACAAAGTCTCTTATAATAGCAAGATATTTAGCTTTAATAGTAACTAGATCTGAGAAAGCTGTATCTGTACCTTCTGCAAACTTTTGAATATTATCCGCACCATTCGTTGCAATAATATTTGATCCAAATTGTGTTATACTCCAAAAATCTCTACTACCTGCTGTTGTTGATCCGTTGTAACCACCAGATTTTGATTTATCAATAAAAACTAATGAATTATTCATCTGGTACAATTTTCCATTATCACCTGCATAGTTAGTTGTGCCAGAAGAAGAAAAACTTGTAAATAAACCACAAGGTGTATTTGTTAATCCTGTTCCACTTAATGCAGTAAAACTAGGAATGCTTTTGTATCCTTTTGCTAAAGGTATAACATTATCAACTTTTGTTGCACCACCATTTTTTAGTGTAGGCAAATCTGCTAACAGTTGTCCAAACTCGATCATACAACTCTACTAGCTGACATTTGCAGAGGAGCAGAGGAAACTCGACCTCTTTGTGCTGACTCGTTTGCTGTTTTAACTCCTTCTTTATATAATGATGACCATACTGCTAATCGTTCATCTTGCATTAAAAACGGAGACGTTTCTGCTAAAGCACCATATAAATATAAATCTGGAAAGTTTGTTAATATATCGTTTGTTGTATTTGTTGTAGATAGAGCTGTTGCTCTTTTAAAAAATCCTAATTCTAAAACATTAGCATCATCTGGAACATGACCTAAATTAATTTTTTTACCTATAATGGTATAATACACAGGCAATCCATTTCCTGCACCTGCATTATATACACGAAAGAAATCTGTCGGAGACATATATTGTAGCGTTGTATATGGTGATGTTTGTAACATTGCATATCGCAATTCTAAATATCCATCTGGCAAATTATATTCCTGTGTACCTGCAACAGTTGTAATAGATGTATCAACAGCTTCCATTTCACGAATACGCAAATCTCTGGCGTGGCGTGTTTCTGCTAAATCAATAAAGGTATCAAGTTGACTTGTTAAATCATCACGATTTAAAAAACTTGCTATCTCTAGTTTCAATTCATTGTAGGTATCTAGTGCCATTTATACTTTCTTAGGATAAATTTTAAATTTTTCATTTTCTGGATCATTTAACCATTGAAAAAACTTTTTACGATCTCGTAACTGACCGCTCATTGTCATAATCCCTTTTTTTGCTAATTGCTGAACTGTAATTAATGGAAGTGATGCAATCTTATACATCTTTGCATCTTGCATTCCGTTTACTTTATATAGTCCTGCATTACGCTCAATCTTATTACGTTCAAGAATGCGTGACACATCTTGTGTATTCTCCACATGATACTTGCCTTCACTAGAGTCAATGTGCATTCTTGTTTTAACAGGAGAAAATTCATTCCCTGTAAAATCAATTTTTTTGGTCATACATTCTTAATTGCTTTTGCAATCATTTTATCTACGGAGTCTTGCATCGCTAAACCTTGATCTCCATCTGGTCTATAGCCAATCTTCATTTTACGATCACCACCAGAAGTTGTCTTACTTTGTTTTTTTCCACCACCTCGTGAAATGTCCATGTTGTTTTGACTTCTGTTGTGCATCTTTAAAGTTTTTGGCATAGAATATTTTTTAACACCTTCTTTAAAAACTTCTGACATTCTTGTTCCTCTGTTTATTAGTTAAGGAGGGGGTAAAATCCCCCTCCATATAAATTTATGTTAGCTGTTTAAGTTGAAAATACCATAGTTGGCATTTGGTGAACGACAAACTAGAGTCCATTCAGTTAATAGTAATCTTTTATCACTATCACCTGTTTTTGCTAGATCTTGCGTTTCAAAAGGTCTTAGGAATGCAACTTCCCAAGTATCCATTTGCAGAATATCAACTCTTGTATCCATAGCGTGTCTGTCTGGAATAAAGCTTACTTCTCCAAAGTCAGAAACATATACATCAACAGCACCGATAACAGTCATGTCATCTGCGTTTTTGTATTGTGTTGCTACGCCAGAAAAAGCAGAAGCTAATACTTTATTTGATGGTGACATAAGAACTGTATCTGGTGTTCCACCTAGTTCGTATGCTTTTTTCAAACCTGCTTTAAGAAGTGTTTCTGTATAAGCACGATTTGTACCACCTGCAATTGCAGTAGCACCTGTACCTGCAGGACTTGCCGAAGGTGATCCGTTTGTAGAAAAGTTCAATGCGTTAGTACCGCCAGATCCTGTACCTGCGATCTTACCGCCATACCATGTTCCTACTGAAGCAGATTTTCTTGCCGCAGAAGAAGAGCCTGTTGCTTTAGCCTGCTCGACTCCTACCATTCCTACTTCCATATCTCTCTTTATGCTTTTTCCAATTTTAGCGAGAGCATATGCCAGTTCATCACCTCTTCCTGCATTGTCAACTGATCTATCTGTACCAGATATGATAACTGCTTCTGCTGAAATTTGTGTTCTGTTGTTTAAACGATCTGTTGGAATTTGTGTTGTTCCTGCGTAATCGTCTCCTTCAATTTGATGGTTATTAGCCGC